CGCTTTGGTAGGGGTGCATTAGCATCGGAGATATTTAACGATGTCAAGGATGGTATCAGAACACAAGTGTCAATAGGGTATCAAATTAACCCAGATAGCATGGAAAAATCCGAAACTACAGATGAGGTTCGCATAACCGATTGGATGCCAATGGAAGTCAGCATTGTATCTATGGGCGCAGACCAAAATGTAGGATTTGGAAGATCGCTATCTTTAAATCAACCAATAAAAACTGAAAATAAAAAGGAGGTCATTATGACTGAAGAAACAAAATCAGTAGATGTTGAGGAACAAGCAAGAGTAAAATCCGATGAATTTATTGCTAAAAGAGAAAAAGAAATCGCTGAAATTATCGAGCTTGGTGCTAGACATCACAAACAAGACTTAGCTAGAGAAGCTATTAGAGATGGTAAAGACTTATCATCTTTCAGAGGTGAGTTATTATCTCACATTGAAAACCAACCAATCGAAAGCAATGAAATTGGCCTAACAGAAAAAGAAGCTAGAAACTTCAGTATTGTTAGAATGGCTAAACATCAAGCAGGCATGAATGTAGATGCACAGTTTGAAGTTGAAGCATCAAGAGCTTATGCTGAAAAAATTGGTAAACAGCCAAAAGGTTTCTTTGTGCCAGAAGATGTAACTAATGATTGGGGTAAAAGAACAATGAATACTACCAATAGTGCAGGAGTCGTTTATGACGATAAGCAGTATGGAAATCTCATAGACGCTTTAACGCCTTATTCGACTGTTCTGCAAGCTAACCCAACTGTATTAGCAAATAATACAGGTAACATCACTATTCCTAGAGTATCAGCTCTATCAACTAGTGCATGGGTTACTGAGGGTGTAGCAGTTGGAGCTTCTGATCCTACAATCGACACAGTAACATTATCTGAAAAGACTAATGGTGCTTACACAGATTTAACAAGAACACTTCTACAAAATACAGATGGCTTTAGCGTAGAAAATATGGTTAGAGATAACCTACTTAGAGCTATGGGTGTAACTTGGGATCAGGCATCAGTAAGTGGTACAGGTGCAGGTGGACAACCTACAGGCATCGAAAATACCGCAGGTGTAAACGCAACAGCTTTCGGTGTTGCAGGCGCACCAACTTATGCTGAATATATTGAAATGCAGACTAAGATATTTGAAGATAACGCAACTTTAGATACCGGTTCTGTTAGATATATTACAACTCCTGCTCTTTATGGTGCAGGTAAAGCACTAGCAACCAATGGCGCAGGTTCTCCTGTAGCAATTAGAGATGATTTCCTAGATGGAATACAAGTTCTAATTTCTAGCCAGGTTACAGCTAACACAGTAATACTTGGAGACTTCTCTGAGTTTATAGTAGCTACATGGGGTGGATTAGATATTCAATCCGATCCTTATGCACTATCTACATCAGGTGGCTTAAGACTAGTTGCATTATCATCAGTTGATTATGCAGTTAAGCATCCTGTTAGCTTCTGTGTATCAGCTTAATGCTAACAACTAACTCATTTAATGGGAAAGGTGCGGAGCAATCCGCACCTTTAAAACTTATGAAAATAAAAACTAATAGAGATATGCGAATAGATGGCGCATTTGTATCAGCAGGTTCAACAGTTGAAGTTGAAGATAAGGATGCTCGTTATTTAATCGCAAATAATTTAGCAAGTGAAACAACAGCTAAAAGCAAATCTAAAAAATCAAACAAATCTGAGGGCTTAGATGTTTCTGATGCCAAAGTAGGTACTAGAGATGAAAGTTAAACTTATCAAATCTATTACTGTAAATGGCGGTAAAGCAAAAAAAGGCGATATATTGGATGAAAGTCCAAAAGTTGTCCAAAAACTTATTTTAAGAGGTTACGCTACTGATAACTTGACAGAAGAACCAATGGTCTATGCTCCTGATCTACCGGAACAAGAGCCAAAAGATGTCAATAAATCTAGCAAATAACGCATTTTTTAGCACAGAAGATTTTGCTGTAATATGCAGGTGGACTGTTGCTACTACAAGCGACACTTACCAAGTCAAAGCTGTATTTGATAACCAATTCTTTGAAGCATTTGACGAGTTTGGTAGTCCTGTTAGTACAAGTTCACCTGTTGTTTACATGAAAACAGATGATTTACCAACAGGGTATGATCAAAACGATACTCTTATTGTACCTATAACAAGCAATGATATTACATCCGATACTACCTACAAAGTTAAGGTAATTGAAAGTGATGGAATGGGAGTATCAACAATTAGACTGCAAAAACAATGAGCCATGTAAGACAACAAATAAGAGAACAAGTTGTAACCTTATGCACAGGTTTAACGACTACAGGTTCAAGAGTATATGACACTAGATTATATAATCTTGATGCTGATGACTTACCTGGACTTGTAATTTATACACAGAACGAAAGTTCTACAAAAAGCACATTAAGTCCATCGACTTATGAAAGAGAATTAGATGTACTGATCGAGGGTTATGCTCAAGCCAATAATGATATTGAAGATACATTAGATACAATATCAAAAGAGGTTGAGGATGCCATTGGAGCTGATCCATTACTAAATGGAAAAGCTGTAGATTCAGAATTAACATCAACAGAGATTGAGTTTACCTCAATAGGAGAATCACCAATAGGGATTCTCCGACTAACCTATAGAGTCTTATATATGACTCTTGCGACAAATGCGTCAACACCACAGTAATTAGGAGAAAAATACGATGTCATTTTATACAGGCACTATTGCCAAAATCAAACTTGGTTCATCAAGTTCACCAACAGATGTATTAGGTCAATGCACATCTTATAGTTTGGAAAAAACAGTCGAAAATGTCGATGTTTCATCTATAGGATCAACATTTAAACAATTTACATCCGCACAAGAAACTTGGTCAGCTACATTAGAAGTATCTTACGATCATGGAGACACAGCTCAAGCATCAGCTTTATCAGCTTGTGCAGGAGATGGCTCTGTAGTTTATGTAGATTTTTATTATGAGGGTGATACTTCAACTGATAAATATTTAAGTGGAAATGGTTTTGTAACAGGGATTTCATGGTCTCAGGATGCAAATTCACCAATAACCGCTAGTGTATCTATACAAGGTAACTCAGCATTAACAGAGTCAACAGTACCATAGAAACATGAATATTAGTGAACGCTTAAAGCAAATGCAAAGCGATCAGGATAGATTTCCTTTAACTTTGCCAGGTCTTGACGAGGGCGGTAATGACCTCGTTGTTTACTTCACAAAACTAACTGTAAAAGAAGATGAAAAACTAAGAAAGAAACATCCTACCTTTTACAAATCAATGACTGATGGAGACATACCATCATTTAGTGCAATGGTAGATTTAATAATCCTTAAATGTAAGGATGAAGATGGTAACGCTATCTTTGCACAAGCCGACTCTATGTATTTAGCTAATCAAGATGTTGGCTACATAACAGCTATTGCAACAGGAATGTTGGAAAAGCTGTTTGATATACCAACTGTGGAAACTATTGAGGGAAACTAAAAAGCGATCAAGAATTGTATATGCAATACTTGGTCGCTGATCGGTTACACACAACAGTTGATACAGTTAAAAACATGACGATTGAGGAGTTCCATACTTGGATAGCTTACCTCACCTTAGAACACAAGAGAATGAAAGAAGATGGCAAATAGATTAGAAACTCAGATAAGTGCTACAGATAAAACAAAAAGAGCTTTTAGTTCTTTTAATAGTAGTCTTGATAGATCAAGAAAAAGGATGCGCGGATTATCTGTTGCATTGGGTGGTTTAGTATCTATTGCAGGTGCAGTAAGGTTAGCTCAACTAACTAATGATGCAGTTAAGTTTGGATCACAAATAGCAATAACTTCTGATAAAATAGGACTTTCTGCTAATAGCTTGCAAGCATTACGATTAGCAGGTGAACAATTTGCAGGAGTGCAAGCTACTACAGTTGATATGGCTCTGCAAAGGTTCTCAAGAAGATTAGGTGAAGCTGATCGAGGAACAGGTGAATTAAAAGATACTTTAATTCAACTTGGTATTAGCACAAGAAATGTTGATGGTTCTGTTAAATCTGTAGAACAGGCATTTTTAGAATATTCAGATGCTATGAAAAACGCTGAATCTTCACAAGAACAGTTGAGACTTGCTTTTAAGGCATTTGACTCAGAGGGTGCTGTATTAGTTGAATTAGCTAAACAAGGTTCAGAAGAATTAAAAGGTTTTATGCAATCCGCTAAAGACACAGGTGCGGTTATGTCTAGCACCATGACTAATTCAGCTAAAGAATTAAACGCTGAATTTAGGATGCAAACAATGATTATTGGAACGCAACTAAAAGAAGCATTTATGGCATTAGCTCCAATAGTATTAAGTGTTTTAACTGTTGTTGGTAAAGTAGCTAGTGCAGTTAATAAATTATTTAAATCAGCTTTAACTGAGTTTAAGGAATTAATAGAAGATAAAAGTATTATTGAATTACAAGAAATTTTAAATCAAAAATTACTTGAAAGAGAACAAATACTAAAAAGGATGGAAAAACCAACAGGGAAAACCAAAAAAAATCAAGATAAATTAGATGCTATTAATGCAGAAATTGAAGCATCTCAAAAATTGATAAAGTTAAAGCAAGATTTACAAATTGGTGATGACAACCAAACTGAAAAAGTAAACCATTTAGCAGAAGCATTTAAGAATTTAAACAATATGCAAACATTAGCTGAAAAACAAGCTAAGACATTTGCAACTAAATTTCAAACAGGGCTAACACAAGCATTTGATAACATTATTGATGGAACAAAATCAGTAGGTGATAGCTTAAAAGAATTAGGAAAAACTTTACTGAGAGAAGCTATAAGAATGTTGATATTTAGGACTATTATAGCTCCATTTACAGCAGGTTTAGGAGGGTTTTTTGATAAACTTGGGTTTCCAGGTAAGGCAATGGGCGGATCAGTTTCTAAAGGCAAACCTGTAGTTGTTGGTGAAAATGGAGCAGAGGTATTTTTACCTCATTCATCAGGAGCAATAATTCCTAATCATAAACTTGGTGGCGGTGGTGTTGTTATTAATCAAAACATCAACTTTGCTACAGGTGTACAAGCTACAGTAAGAAATGAAGTGCTTGGAATGTTACCTTTAATATCACAAGCATCAGTAGGAGCAGTTGCAGAAGCTAGACGCAGAGGAGCAACTTCCTAATGGCTATAACCTATCCTTTAACAGTTCCCAATTACACATCATTTAGGTCAGTAAGTCTTATTGCAAGAAATACAGTTGGTGTCTCAACCTCACCTTACACAGCACAGCAAAAGGTTTACCAATGGCGAGGTCAATTTTGGGAAGTCGATATAGTTTTAAAACCAATGAAAAGAGCAGATGCAGAAGAATGGAACGCATTTTTTCTTAAATTAAAAGGTCAAGTTGGCACTTTTTATCTTTCACCTGATCCAAATGGTCGAACAGTTAGAGGTTCAGCTTCAAGTTCAGCAGGAACACCAATAGTCAATGGTGCTTTATCTGCTAATTCTGCATCAGTAGATATTACCGGTGCAACAGCATCAGCTACAGGGTATCTATTAGCAGGTGATTATATATCTATTAACAATCAACTCTTAAAAGTGCTTAACGATGTAAACACAAATGGTTCTGGTGAAGCTACAATAGATATATTTCCAAGTATAAGAACCGCTTTATCAGGTTCGGATGCAGTTACAGTTTCAAATGCGCAAGGCATATTCCGATTAGCTTCTAATGAGCAAAATATAAACATCACAGAATCAAACATATACCAACAAGGTTTTACAGCAGTCGAGTCTATTACATGAAAGATAAAAATTGGAAAGGTAAGCGATCTCATAATGCAGATAAAAGAGATTGGCTTAAAGTCCGCTATCCTGAGTTATTTTCTCCAGGTAAGCAAAGTCAAAGAAAAAAGAGAAAGTTAAATGGCAAGAACAGTTAATTTTAGTACTACAGATACAGTTACAGAGCCATTTTTTGCTTGTGAGTTAGGATTTAGCGGTTCTATTACTAGAAATGTTACAACTAAGGTAATTGCTACAGGAGATGGCAATGTTTACACCTTAGATGGACAGCAACCTGATAACTATGAATTGTATGTTTCTAAAGGTAATACAATAAAGTTCTTACAAGCCGATAGCTCTAATGGTTCACATCCTTTAAAACTATCTACAACACCTGATGGAACGCATGGTGGCGGTAGTGAATATACTACAGGAGTTACTTATGTAGGTACTCCAGGTAGTGCAGGAGCATATACACAATGGGTAGTAGATAGTGGATTAAGCTATGGTGATAAACTATATTATTACTGCGCTAACCATGCAGGTATGGGCGGTAGCATAACAGTATTGGAAAGCACTTATCGACTTTGGACAGGTTATGGAGAAATAACCATTGGTTCTGATACATATTATGGTGTTGGAGATTATGGTGGATTATCTGTAGTTAGGGAAACAGAAAAACTACAGGCAGAGGGTGTTACTCTTACTCTATCTGGAATACCAAATAATATGGTTAGCGATGCTTTATTGCAAAACTATCAAGGGCAAAATGCTAATATTTATTTTGGCACACTTGCAAGCGGTCAGCTAACCCAACAACCTTATTTATTATTTAGCGGTAAAATGGATGTAATGACATTAATGCAGGAAGCTGAAAGCTCTGCTATATCTATCCAATGTGAAAATTACTTAGCTGAATTGAGACGAAGAAAAGTAGGTCGATACACAGACCAAGACCAACAAAGCAGATTTACAGGCGATACATCTTTACGCTTTGTTGATGCTATACAAAACGATAAAGAAATACTCTGGGGAGTACCATTTTCTGTTGTAGGACAAGTATTTAAAGTTGATCCAAAAGACATTGATCCGATGGATTATACAGATTTGCCTTTCTAATGACTTTAGAAGATTACATAGATAGTCGGCTTTCTATGCCTTTTGAATGGGGTAAAAATGACTGTATTATATTTTGTTCAGAAGCAATAAAAGTCGTTACAGGAATAGACCATTTACGATTAGAGAAAATTAAAAGATGGAATAGTCCTCTACAGGCCAAAAAAACATTAAAAAAATTAAAAATAAACACAATGTTTGATTTATGGGATGCTCGGTTTCGCCAAATAAAAAACCCAAACAAATTAAGAGATGGTGATGTAGGTGTAGCTAATATTGGATGTAGTGATGGCTTTAGTCCAGATACATCAATGATATTTTATAAAGACATATTTTTAGCACCAAGTGAAAAAGGAATTATAAGAGTTCCTATCGAACAAACTGAATACTTTTTTGATATACGCAATGTAAGGTTAAGATAATGGGACAGGCAATCGGAGCTATAGTTGGCTTTTTTACAAAAGTTTTTATGACAGCAGGTAGCATCGCATTTACAGCAACAGGTTCTCTTATTGTAGGTAATATAGTAGGCGCATTAGCAGTTGGAGCAGTCATCGCAGGTGGTGTAGCTTTAATGAAAACACTTGCTCCAAAAATGCCTGATCTTAATGCTTTAACAAACAGAGGTCAGAATGTTCGTTCACCAATATCAACAAGAAAATTAATATATGGTGAAGCAAAAGTAGGTGGAACAATATTATTTATATCTGAGGGCAATACAAATAGTGATAGAGAATATCTTTATTTGCTTTTTGCATTAGCATCGCATGAATGTCAAAGCATAGATAAAGTATATATAGCCGATGAAGAATGTACTTTAGATGGTAGTGGTCAAGTTACAGTTCCTACAAGATATGTAAAAAGTGGCACTTATCATGCTCGATTTATTTTAGATATGCTAGGTGCATCAACAAGCCAAACATTAGACAGTATTATGACAACTGATACTGATTTAACTGCTACAGACCATTTTAAAGGCATGACTGTTGCTCAAGCAAGATTAAAATATGATCCAGATGGAATGTTCGCATCAGGAATACCAAGTCTAAATTTTTTAGTTAAAGGTAAAAAAGTATATGATCCTAGAGATAGTGGACAAGCTGTAGATAGTTCTGCTACCTGGACATACTCAGATAACCCTGCGCTTGTTGTTGCTGATTTTTTAAGAAGTGAATTTGGGTTAAATGTACCTCATGCCAATATTGATTGGACTACAGTTACAGCTAGTGCCAATACTTGCGATGAGCTTGTTACACTTGCAGATAGTTCAACTGAAAAACGCTACACTTGTAATGGTATGTTAGATACCGGAACGCCTGTTCAAAATAATTTAGATGCTTTGTTAAGCTCTATGGCAGGAAGCATGATTTACGAGAATGGTAAGTATAAAATTTTAGCAGGAGAATACAGAACACCAACATTAACAATAACTGAAAGTGATTTAAGAGCAGGGATAAATATTCAAACAAAAACACCTGCATCAGAGCAAATAAATACTGTTACAGGGCTTTATGTTGGATCAGATACCAATTATCAACCTGCTAACTATCCTATTATCACTAATTCAACTTATGTAACTGAGGATGGTCAGGAACAAAAAGCAGAAATTAATTTAAGTTTTACTAATACAAGCACTATGGCTCAAAGAATAGCAAAGATATTCTTAGAACGAGCTAGAAAACAATACACAATGACATTAGGACTTAACTTAGAAAAGTTTACCTTGTCTCCAGGTGATACAGTTAAGGTAACATTGGAAAGTTTAGGTTTTGATGAAAAAGTCTTTGAGGTTGTTGAATGGAGCTTTGGTGCTGATAGCGATATTTTGGGTGTAGATGTATTATTAAAAGAAACAGCATCAACAGTTTATGGATGGTCAAGTTCTGAGGAGCAAAGTCAAGGAACAGTTCCAAGTCTTATTCCAACTTATGACCAGACTGTTGCAACACCAACATTTAGTTTAACACAAGATCAGAGCAAAGCAGAAGATGGAACAATTATTGATGACATTGTTGTTGATATAAGTGATCCAACTACTGATCCTCATGTCAAATTTTACCAAGTCTTTTGGAAAGAAAATTCTGAAAGCGATTACAAAGTTATAGAAGTCGAGAGAGAAATATAATGCCTAAAAAAACAATTAGCGATATAGATAAACAGGTGGCAGTTTTGGAAGCACATTTAAAAGATCATATTAAAGAATGTTCAAAAACATCAGAGCAAACACTAATAAGAATTAAAAGAATTGAAGCAATTATGGTTGGTGGCACAGCATCAGTCTTAGCTTTACTTTTAAAGATAGTCTTTTTTAGCTAAACCGCTTCTAAGGCGATTTAAAGCTCATACAGCAAGTTTTGATGTTTTGCATCAATTAGTATGTAAAAACTCTACAACCATATTTAAACTTAATTTATAAGGATTTTTTTTCGATGATTTCAATTATAGGATCAGTAATTGGCTTTTCAACTTCTTTTATACCCAAATTATTATCTTTCTTTGCTGAAAAACAAAAATTTAAAAATGAGATGGCTTTATTGACTGCTCAGAGCAAAATGAAACAGTCAGAATTAGCTAGTCTTGCAAAAATTCAACAGAATAAATCTATCTATGAGCATGACCAAAAAATAATTGAGAATACATCAAGTGGTTTTATTAACAATTTAAGGTCATCAGTTAGACCAATACTTACATATTGTTTTTTTCTAACTTATGTCGGCTTTAAAATTGTCATAATCATTATAGCCATCCAAGAGGGTGATGACACACTAATAGCAATAAGAGATAGCTATGGAGAGGAGGACATGGGATTACTTTCAATTTGCGTGAGTTTTTGGTTTGGCTCGAAAATGAATGAGAGAGTGAAATGACAAAAATAGTAACATCACCTGTAACAAGCGGAAAAACATATAATGTTAAAGTTTCTGCTATTAATGATGTTGGGGTGCATAGCGCAGTCTCTACACCAAGTAGCATAACCATCGCTTCTTACACTACAGCTCCAGGTGTTCCTACATCAGCATCAGCAACCTCCGATCCGGTATCAATAACTATTAAATGGACTAACCCTGCTGATAGAGACCTTAAAGGTGTAGAGCTTTGGTATTCAACATCAAGTGGTGGCTCTTTTAGCTTAATTGGTTCTATAGATGGTTCTCCAGGTGTTGCTCAAGAATACAACCTCAACTACGATTCATCCTTTAGTTTAAATCAAACTTATTATTTCAAATTACGATCAATTAATACATCAAATGTAGCATCAGCTTACACAGCAGAAGTCTCTGCGCAATTTTCCACAATAGCAACCTCAGATATAACACTACAAGCTGTATCAAATATGTATTCAGCAGTAACAAGCGGTAATCAAAGCATTTCAACTGTATTAAATTCAATTTCTTATTTTAATGGTACATCCACAGTAACATTACAAGGAATAGTAGTTGCTGAAATAACTTTAGGTGCTATTGGTTCAGATATTACAGGTTTTGCTATAAGCGCAACAGCAATGGTGCAAAAAAAATATACTTGGTCTCCAAATAAATATGTAACAGGTGTAGTTTTGCAAAAAGTAGCAGGAAACGCATATTATGAACAAGCTACTGGCTTTGGAAGTTCGGCAAGTTTTTTAGGCGATGGTGAAGCTGATTCTCAAGATTATGGAGATGGCGCACAAGCTACTTATGCGACTAACTCTATTGATAGTTCTGGTGATGTTATAGGCACTACCGGCAGTAAATACGCATTGTTTTTATATACTGAAAATGAACCATCATATTCTTTGGGTGTTTTTGCAGGTACAGGTTTAACAATTACAGAGCTAAAGAGGTAATTATGAGTTTAGAGCAATTAAAAGGGTATTTTTATGATGCTGATGGAAATTTAGTTCAATGGTATCAGGGATATGGGGATTTAGAAAATTTAGAGGAATTTTTAGAACATAGAGGAAATGCAACAGGGTTCGTTTCTTCAAAAAGTGTAGATACAAATGCACATAAATACGATTTTGAAACACAAACAATAATAGAGATATAAGATGGATAAAATAATTCAAATAATAAAAAGCATTATATCACCAGAACAGAATTGGTCAGCTTTTGCCATGAAAATAATAGGATTAGTTGTAGTTACTGTAATTGCTTATATTGCTTTTCAACAATACACCAATTTAACCGCAGATGAAGATAATCAAAACATTCCAATAATAGAGGTTTTTGAAAATCAACCAGAAAAGAAAACTGAGGTCGAAGATTTAATAAATAAATTATTAAGGTCAGATCGCGATATTCAATCTGTTTGGTTGTACGATTGGGTAGATGCAAGAAATGTAGTGCCTTTAATGATGCTACCAAGAAATAGTGAAGATTTATTGCCAACAGGATATTTTATGGAGGGTGATGAGTATGTGATTGGTCATTTTGTTTTAAATCAATGCACATCATTAGATAGAGAAATTTTGAATATAGCTTGTCCTATAATTTCCACTTTAGACGCTTGGGGGGTATTGGTTGTAACTTTTCAAGATGGTACTCCGAATTTAAAGACTACAAAAGCTACATCAATGAAAATATCTGAAATTTTATACCTACAGAATAATTAAAGGTAATAAAATGTCAGACGATGTAAGAATGAGTGATGCTTCTTATGTAAGCATACCTCTTAAAAATTTAATAGGTTTAATTGTAGCTATATGTTCCGGACTTTACGCTTATTTTACAATTAACCAAAGATTACAAATTTTAGAAAATACAAGTACGAATTTAGAGCAAGATATTGAAGTCAATTCAACTTGGATTGATGATTGGGAATCTGGGGGAATGTTACCTCTTGATAAAGAACAAAATTTATTCATCGAAAGACTGAAAGAAGATGTCAAAGATTTAAGACTTGAAATGAAAGAAATAAAAAAAGAATTAAACAAAAAGGAGTAAGTAATGAAAAAGTTGATATTCGCAATTCTATTAAGTTTATTAATATTTGAAGATTCAGTCGCAGATGTTGAATGGAACGCTTCAATCACAAATGAGTATGTCTGGAGAGGTATGTCTCAAGGTGATGGAACAGCAGTATCAGGTGGAATTGATATATCAAGTGATTCAGGATTATGGGCAGGTGCTTGGGTAACAAATGTAGATTTTGATGATAACACAACTTACGAGCTTGATCTTTATGTTGGTTATACCATCGGAGCTTTAAGTATCGGATATGTTTATTATGCTTTTCCAAACAATACTGATGAGGGATATGATTCAAGTGAAATAAATATCTCTGCTGATATTGGTGCTTTTACACTTGGCGCAAATATATTAGCTGATGCTGATTGGGATATGGATTTTGGTGATGAGATTTATTACTCAATAGATACTGCTCTTGGCCTAAACGATAAATTAGATTTGAGCTTTCATATCGGCTTTTATGATTATGATATTGATGATGATGAAACAGATTATGGAATGTCTTTTGATTTTATGTCTGGATTTTCATTTGGTGTAATTGATAGCACAAGAGATAATAGCGATCCTTTCGTAGTTATTTCGTATTCAATAAATGGATAACTTTTCAAAAATTAACAATGGAGAAAAAAATGAAAAATTTAACGATACTAATATTGCCATTATTTTTAATGGCTTGTGGATCATCCAGGATAATGCTTAATGCAGATATTCCTCAAGATACAGAAATAAATATCGAAATTTCAACCGATACAACTACCGACTAATGTATTTATATAAAGCGTACTTGGTTAGGGTTGTTAATGGTGGTCTAATTAAGGCAAGTATAGATTTAGGATTTGGTGTATTGCTAACCGCTATGCCAATACACCTTGTCAACATACAAGCACCAGATGGCATTGATGGTCAAAAAGCAACCGATTATTTACGAACATTGTTGCCTGATACCTTTACTGTAAAAACTAAAATGGATGGATCAATGATACTTGGTGAAGTCCAAGTGCGAGGTGTTTCTATAAACGATAAGATGTTAGATAGCGGTCTAGTAAAGAAATATGGCGAGTAGTTTGGACAAAGTTTGGACAAAAATACATTTACTGCACCTTTTTTACTCTTTTTTACTCTTTCGTTTCTTTAATACTAAACATAGGGTTTACTTAGGTTTAAATGTAATTTATTGTATTTATTATATTAAATTTTTTGGTGTGAATATGGCTTCTAAGCTGTGGGTCATAGGTTCGAATCCTATCCGGATCACCACTCTTTTTAGCGGAATACCGCCATTATCAAGGATATATCCAAAAATAATTTACAAATAAGCTAAAAGTTTGCACAAGGTTTGCACAAAAAAACTTGCAAAAACAACAAATATCCATATATTTTTAATGTAAGACATCAATTTTTGATGTTTAACCATTAATTTTAGGAGGATGTAATGGCTAAAGTTGCAAAAAGAAAAACAAAAGCAAAAGGCATAGCTTATGAGTATTGGTATATAGATGCTCGTTCAATAGGCAAAGGTCAAATATATATTAACTCAAACACAAATGAACGATTTAAAAGTAAAAAAGAAGCTCAAGAATATTTAGATGATTTAGTTGCTGAAAGCAAAAAAGGTTTTAACCTCAATGCAGATAAACTTACTATAGCCGAGTTATGTTCACCTGGAGAATTACAGGAGAACCCTCAGTCAAATTCAGGTCAAAAAGTATTAATAGGCGGTGGTGAATATATGCAAAGCAGATATAAGCAATATGTTGATTTAGAAAAAATTGGTTTAGGTCAATATATACTTACTGAAAGAGCATTAAAAAAACTCATATTATACTGCTCTGAAAGAAATATAATTTATTGGAAAGACTTAAACCCAAAAAAGTTTTTAAGTTGGGTGTTGCAAGAAGCTAAAAAAAATGCCGATTTAAAAGAAACCGAAGATTTAAGACTTGCATCAGCTTGGACTAATTTTCAAAACCAATTAAAATTATACAAACATTTAGCTAAATGGATTTCAATAAATAAAAAATGCAGAAATACTTTTGATGAAATTATTACATCAAAAAGTCATGGCGATATTACTTTTGAAAAACCACAAAGACTTAAAAATTTACAAGTTCAAGCCAAAGACAAACAAGTCAACTTGCAAAATGTTATGAAAGTTAGAAACTACATTGAAAAGAATTATCAAGCACCAGAGCATAGAAAAATTGGTTTACTTTTACAGTTTGATTTAATTAAAGCTATTGGTCTTAGAATAGGTGAAGCTATAGCATTAACTTGGGATGATATTAACTTTGATGAAATTTGCATCAATAAGCAATATCACTATGTAGAAAAAAGAATTAAAGAAACTAAACATAGTGGAGTAGAGACATTTGTATATGTTGGTGATGATCTCGCAGAACGATTACAAGAATACAAAGATATACAACCTGATGAAGAAAAAGTTAATAATCTAGTTTTTCCAAATACTCTTGGTAATATCGATACTCGTAAAGCTCTATACAAACAAATGAAAAAAGCATCGATAGCTTCTTTTGAAAAAATTTCATTGCATATAACTCCACATACATTAAGACATTTATTTGCGACTGAAATGTTTAAGCAGGGCGGTCTTGAGTATTTGCCGATGGTAAGTGAAATACTTAGACATAA